TGATGCCAAGGTGGCCATTGGTGATACCTTTGATATGGTGCTTGCCCCTCCTGCAGATTCTCCCATTGGAGAGGGTGTGTATGGTAAAGGTACATCTGTCACCTACGATAATAACCCGTTTACCTTCGGGGACGTTTTGTATGTGAGCGACGCCGCTGGCGGTGCTAACGAAGAGGTTCTGGGAGTTGTCTTTGGATTTGACAGTGATGCCGCTGGACGATTCCTTGTCAAGTACATTCCGGCTCGTCCTCTTGCTGGTGGTTTGACCGCTAATCACGCCGCAGGTAGCCGTGTGTTTGTCAAAGCTGCTAATCGCCTGAATGGAATTACCCTTGCCGATCTCCCCGCTGAAGTTATTACTGAGGTTGCTCGTCCCATGTCTTACACCATCAGTGATATCCGTATGACTTGCCAAACGGTTTCTCCTCCGGATAGTTACGTCAAGGCTCTGGAGTCACAGATGAAGAGCTCTAAAGGATAGGCTATTGATTTCAAGGAGTGGAGCTTACAGAGAGTGAATTTGCCTCAACAGGATGGTCTTACGAATCAGTTGATTCCCACACGTGAGACTCGAGCTTATTCTATCGTCTCTGTTCCTCTCGATCAGGCTAAACAGACCCAGCCTGAATTCGATTCTTTCCGTGGTATCTCGGATGGTGCTCAGGATTACACCTATGTGTATGGTTCTACCCTCATTCCTGATCGACCAGTGTCTGTTGCTTCCTACAGTGCAGGTGTTCCAAAAGTTGAGCCTCTTCATCTGGTTGAGGTTGAAAAGGCTTTGACCAACTGTGGCGTTCCCGTCCGTGATCTTCAGAGAGTTCCTGAGAAATTTCTGATCTCACGTGGGTTCTCCCGATACGGACAGGTTTCTGACTTGTCTGAGCAGGATCTGTCACTCCGTGTCGAGTATTCTGGAAGTGCCAAGGTAAAACTGTTTGATCATTTCATCTGTGGTCTTCGACGAATGATTGTCAGTTCCGAGGGTGTTCGTGTTGAGTAATATAATAAAAAAGTCGTTTGATCAAAATAAAATTTTATAATTATATAAAATGTCAGCTCCTAAGTATGTTGCTAAATCAAAGGCTCAATTCTTCCCTGTCAATCAGCCCAGTGACGGTGTTTTTTCATTCGCTGGCGGTTTTCCGATTATGCAATTCTCTATCTCTAAGCAGGATAGACACCTTGATACTTCAACTCTTCGTCTCAATGGGCGTGTTGAACTCCTCAACCCTGCTAACGCTGCTGTCGATAATGGGGGTGGCGTGGCCGCTACAGACGGTGTGGCGTTTAATCACCTTCTGGGTGTGAGCAGTGCTCTTAATCAGATTACCATCTCTACGCAGACTGGTCAGACTCTTGAGACTGTCCGATCGTACGGTCGTTATCTGGCTTCGGCTCTGGGTGTTACTCGATCTCAAGAAGATATGGATACGGTTGAAAGTCTTGCATCTCCCGCTGTCAGCTCTCGTTCGTTCCAGGGTGCTCGTTTCAGCAATAAGAAATCGAGTTTCTCTGTGCCTCTCCGAACTGGTCTTCTGAGTGGTGCTTCGGCTCTTCCTCTGGATCAGATGGGTGGTCTTAAGCTTGATATTGAGCTCAGCCCTGATAGCAATTCTCTCAGTGGTTATTTCACTTACCTGGCAGATGGTACTCCAGCTCAGACTCTGTTCACTCCCATCAGTACTGGAGCCAAATATCGTCTTTCTGATGTCAGTTTGACGTGTGATCTGCTTGTTCCTGATGAGTCTTCTCCTGGACCAGCTTCTGGACAGCTTGTGTACAACAGTGTGTCTCATCTGTACTCTATTATTAACTCCTCTGATGAAACTAAGACGTTCAATCTTGGAGCGTCTGGTGCCGTGTCCATCTTCCACAATTTCTTACCTACTACTCGTATCAACAGCTATCAGCATGATGGTTTCGCCACGCCTTCTCTTCTGAGCGGTGCTACATATGGCGATGATGCTCGTATTAAGAAAGTCAGTTTCCTTCGAGGAGGCGCTCTGTTCCCTCTGGATTACCAGGTGGATGTTGAGAGCTCTGGAGAACAGGCTCGATGCCAATCTGAGCTTCAGTACCGATTTATGGATGCTATCAAACCGTACAAGGAGATTTCGCACTCTCTTGTCAGTCCTATGTCTCTGTGTGGTAATGAGGGTAATCTGTCTGGTCTTGCCACTGATGTTGAGTTTAGATCGGATGGCACTTCTGATCCGTTTGCTCGCCCTGAGAGTTATTTCAGCCAGGCTGAGCCACGCAAACATATGGGTGTCGGTATTCGATTCGATCCCATCTCCAAGAAGGGTGTTGACTTCAAACAGGCTTCGTATGGTCTGAGAATTGAAAGTGAGGTTGATGGTATTAACCCCATGTCGATGTTCAGTTACGTGGTACAGAAGAATGTTCTCTCGTATGGTCCTTCGGGCATCTCAGTCTCCTCGTAAATAAAAAAGAAGTTAGCAATGTTATTGTTATTTTAAAAAATATTTTATACTCATATAAAAAATGTCAGTACCACAAGAACTCAAAGTTGGTCCGATTAAATCGGTCGATACTATGTCAATTGAAACAAATGTCCTGGATCCTATTACTAGTTCTCAGTCTGGATGTCGATTTGTTCTTGAGAAGAAAGGTATTTTAGATTCTGGAAGTATGATTCAGCTCTCTGTTCACCCCACGGATGCTCTGGCCGATGGAGAAGCCTTCCTTCCTATCAAGACGGGTATTCACGGTGCTATTCGTCGAGCTACTCTTCGAATTGGTTCTAAGGTCGTTGCTATTAGCGATGAATATCAATCGTATGCTACTGTTCGACGTGCGTTTAAGACATGTGAAGAGAAAGCGTTTAAAGATATGGTCAAGGCTGGAACAGTTGATGTTATCTGCCCTGATGACGCTCAAAGTGGTAAACTCGAGTTGCGTGATGTGAAGAAGACCCCCGGGGGGGCTGTAGCTACATCCGCTCTAGCCGGTGGAGGCACAGGTTACGCTGCTGGCGCGGCGGTTGTTCGTCTTTCGGGAGGAACAGGATTTGGAGCCACTGCAACTGTCGATACCGTGGCCGCGGGTGTTATTACTGCTTATACAATAGTAAGCGGTGGATCAGGATACACTGACGGAGATGTTCTCACTTTTGAAGCGGGTAATACCGATGCTACTTTAACTGTCAATACTGTTTCTGTGGCAGATTCTCGTACTCTTGACGCTGTGAAACTCACCGTGTCTCAGACTGATACTCCCGTCTTCTCTGTGAAACTTTCTGAGCTTTTCCCTGCTATGCGAAATGTTCAACTTCCTCTTTACCTTATCTCAGAGCCTTGCTCCATCGAGCTTACCTTTAACCGACAGTCTGACCCCGATACTGGTATTCTGTGTAGTTTTGCCAACGGTTATGCCGGTGCTACGGATGCTCAGATTGGTTTGGGAAATGTTAAGTTTATTGCTGATTATTTGACTTACTCTGATTCCCGTATGTCCGAGATTGCTCGTCTTACTAAGACGGGAGACGGTCTTGTTATCCCATATGAGGATATCGTCCTTACTTCCACTGACTTCCCGGCTCTTGCCGTTGCGCCTGTCGCTGGAACTCCTCAAGAGCAAAAGTTTGTGCGATACCTTGGTCTGTCTGGACAAAGTGTTCGATTCATTTGGATGATCCAAGAGGCTACCAACCCCAACGCTCTTCTTGGACGACGTCAGTCTCTTGCTCACCACATTGCTGATGGTTTCAATCTTCGTGTCAATGATCGATTGATGTTCCAGAGTGATGTTACTGAAGAGGCGCAGAAGGTTGTTCAGCTTGCAATGACCTCTGGAACTCCTCCTTTCATCTCTAACCCTGAATACTCATATGATATCACTGCTGATAAGACCGGTGATCAGACACCTGCTCTTGAACCATTCACTGCTGATACCTTCTTCGGTCATCCTGAGACTGCACTGAAGGGAACTCAGCATTACATTGGAGTTGACCTCACTACTTCCCCAGGGGGAGAGATGGGAACTGGAACTCGGGTTGGATCCAAGCCTATTGAGTGGCAACATACTCTTCGTAGAACCAACGGTGATAATCTTGATCGCCAGGTGAAGTTCTTTAGCTCTGTTGAGCGTGTGATGTCTATTAAGGACGGTATCGTCTCCGTTTCCGCATAATCATCCAAATAAAAAAATATAATAATATATATAATAAAATGCCAGGGTATAGAAACTTCCGTTACAGAGTTGAAGAGCAGAATGATAAAGGAGAAGTGGTTGAAACACACTATTTTTGTACAATCAAGGACATTGCCGATGTTTATGGTTATCAAGTTTCTACCATTTCCAAGAGTATGATTCACGAAGGAACTGAAAATAAGAAAGTCAAATTTTACAAGATGAAGACCCCTTTGCCAGCCTTTAAGAATGTGCCTCTGAATTACGACAAGGTTGAATCCGAGGGAGAATAAAAACATATATTCATATATGAATTAACTTGTATATTC